GTTAGTAAAATTACTAGGCGTAAAGTCTAATAAAGGGGCTAAGGTTGGTAAATCGCAGTTAATATCAGTTAAAAAACGGCTATTCATTACAAAACTTGTACCCTCTTTAAATAATGCGTTTGTCATAGTACCCGCCAAGCCTCTAACTATACTCGTTGTAATTCTATAACCTCCTAGCCAAGTTCCATGTAATGTAATACTAGGGCTACCTCCAAAGCGTCCCGTACCGTCCTCTAGTCCTTGCCTATAATTATGTAAATCTCCTAAGTTAGTACAATCAATATAGTTAATTCTAGCAAATTCAAAAGCATTAAAGCCCGTTGCATCGTATAACTCATAAACTTTACTATTAGCACCCGTTACGCTTATATAATAGTCAGCTCCTAAAACATTACCGCTACCTATTACAGGACTTTCTGAAATAAACATAGTATAATTATCAGCTGAGCTAATTAACCCACTAATATCAAAGCTATCTCCTTTTATTGTTATCCCCGTTGCTGGTATTGTTATTTGAGTGTTACCAAGATCAATAATTCCGTCTAAAAAATAAACTTTTGAGCTATCAATAACCCCGCCTAAAGTTGTTAAAAAATTAGCCTGATTAACTATAATTCTATTAGCTATATCACTAGCTCCCCCTCCAGCTCCTCCACTTGTTCCCGTTCCCGTAATTACAAAAGAGGTATTTTCTCTTAAAAATATGGTTAAACTATTAAATGAATAAGCAATAAGCCCCGCCTCATCAAACCAATTAACAACATCGGTTAAAGGTATTATTACCCTATCCCCTCCTAAAGTTTCCTCTATTGTAAAAACATCATTTCTATATTTATAAAAGGTATTATTTACAGGAAATTCTATTAAGTCCCCCGCTCCATTATCTACAATAATATAATTACCTGAAATATAAATCTTTTTCATTAGAAAGGAGTTATTAATATTTTATTTTCAAAAAATACGTTTACAAATGGATCATAAACAACTTTACTACCTGTTAAGTCCTCATTTGTTAAAATAGTAATACTATTGCCCATATCGTCAACTGACTGGACCACATAATCAATATTATTTATTCTTACAATATCGTTAGCATAAAGATAGTCAATTTCTAATAAATCTAATTGAGCCAAGCCCCCGCCTAAGTCTGAGCTACTTAAAATACTATAAGACTTTACAGCGTTATCATTTAAGAAGTCAACAGCCCCCCTATTATAATAGCCTACGCCTAAATTATAGCGGTCTTTTGCTATTGCTCCATTCATAGCATCAGGAACATTAACACTATTAGAGTTATTTATCTTTACGTTTCCAGTACTTGAGCTTAAAAAAGCATCTCTTTGATAGTAAAAATATATTGAGCCTAGTAAATAATCTTTGTACCCACTTGTTAACAAGTCTTGATACTTATCTTTTGCCGAATTGCTTACAATATCATTATAAAAATCAGTATCAAAGTCCTCTGTTATTATTTGCTCCTCTGTTTGATCTATATAACTCTGAAAAATAGAAGTATTAAAAGACGCTACCGCAATGCGATAACGTCCCTTAAAATCATTTATATTAACTAAATAAGACATCTAAATTAGGTTTTGTTTCTTAAATATAGTATAAATTTCGTAAGTTAACTCAACTTCTTGCCCTTTTTTTAGGTGCTGAGTATCTTTAATAACTTCGAATTTTTTATATCCTTTAAACTCTTCTAGTTTTTCAGTCTTTTTGGTTTTTGCTTTACTTTCCGCCATAATATATTTAGTTAGTTAGTTAATAATTACTCCTTAGTAATTGCAGTTACAGCAGTTGAAATAGTACCATAAACAATAGCCTTAGCCTTGTTAGTTGATATTACGTTACAAGCTCTTAACTCTCCTACCATAGTAACAAGGTTTTTAGTTAAGTCGTCCCCGTCATAACCTACCTCAATGTTAAAGTTTTCCCAGTTGTATAACTCAACAGCGTTACGATCATATACTAAGAATTTATCGGCAGATAAACCAGCGTTTTCAACAACAGGAATACCCATAAATAAGAATTGACCATTTACATAAGTTGCATCTGTACCCTTAGTCATTAACATTAATGCGTAGTCTTGAGGGTTTAACATAATTACGTTAGCAGAGTAACCCTCTAAGCTAATTTGAGTTAACGCCGTTCTAATTACATCAAAAGTATTAGGGTTTGAAACAGCAGTAGCAAAACCACCAGCACTCCAAGGAGTTGACGCTGTAATAATACCATTAATTGCAGTCGTTCCACCCGCTCCAGCTAATACCTCCGTAGCTAATTTATCTAAAACAACAGTTCTAAGCTCATCATTTACAGCACCTCTCATGTAAGGTACATCAGATAACATCTCTCTAGAAACTTTTACAAATGCTGTAATTTTTTGAACTTTTGTACTTTCAATTACAAAATCAAAATCAACTTGATTTTTAAGAGTTCCCTCAGCTGTATAGTTAGCTACTCCCTCTCTATTTCTCTTGTCAACCCATTCAATTAACGGACTAGATGCGTTTCTTTGAGATACGTAAGCTAATACGTTGTTAATTGGTGTTAATGGTAAGTCATTAAATAAAGGTAATCTTTGAGCTTGTACATAGTCCCCACCTGAATAGTTCCCCGTTGTCATATTCCCAACAGCCTTAACAGACATTTTAACCTTTGCCCCCGTATCTTCTTTTAATTTAGCGAAGTCCTCAGACTTAGCGTTCATTAAATCTTTTAGAGATACTTCTCCTTTTTCCTTTGCTGGAATTACTGACTTAATAGCTACTCCCATTTCTTTTAATGCAGAGTTTAACGCTTTTTGTTGCTCAACTAAGCCCTTAGAAAATTCTGACTTTAACCCGTCAATATCCTCCTTAGATGCTTTTTGCTCAATAGCTAAATCAATAGCTTTCATTTTAGCGTCGTTGTACTCGTTGTATAACTCGGCTTGTTTTCCAGCCTCAAGATCTACAAATTTCTCATTAGTTAACTCTTTTTGAGCTAAAAACTCTTTAAATTTCATAATTAATTAGTTTAAATTTTACTTAAATTTACGAAAAAATTATTTTGCTTTTTAGACGGCTCGTTATTTTTAACTGACTTTGCAAATGTCGGGTTAAATTTCGCAAGTGTTTCGTATTCAAAACAAAGTTTTCTAAGTTGTAATTCTATTAAATCGCCTCCTTTGGCCACCATTTTAAATAATAATTCTCTTTCCTGTGCTATTTTTTCTAATATAGCCTCCTTTTGCTCTAGGCTCTTAATTGCTGTTAGGTTAGGCGTTTCAGAGTTAGCTCCTAAGCCTACCATACTACCCTCAAATAATTTAACCTCATTTAATTCATAAGCTCCATTATCAAGCTCTTTTATTTTATCGCCAACGTACATAAAGCCTACTGAGTGTTCTCTTATAATACCCTCTTTATACATTCTAAAAGCGTCCTCTCCATCTGTATGCGTTCCAAGTTCACTCTCAAAATATAAACCCTCGCTATGCTCCTCTAATACTTTAAGGTTTCCTATTGGCCTATTCATATCATGAAAATCAAGGTGTAAAATTTTTCTATTAGATTTAGAATTTACGCCCCTTTCATTAATTGACTTTGCAAATGCTCCCTTAGTAAATACCTCATTATGAGCGTCAACATTCCCAAAACTAGCAAAGTAACCCTTTACTAATCTTTTACCGCTGTTGTCTTTTACTTCAAAGTCTAAACTATTCGCCTTTTGGCTGTACCCCTGTTTTTTCATCTTATCCTAATATTCGTTTTGCTGTTTCCTTATCAAAGCCGTATATCTCTATTAATGTAGCTATTGCCGAACTTACCGAAGTAGTCCCAGCGCTAACGCTTTGTTGAATTGATAATATACCTTGCACCCCACCTACTGAGCCTCTTAAATTTGCTTGAGCTATTTCATTTTCTGTTTGAGCTACTGGGCTATCCTTTAAATTATCATCATTATTTAACTCTGTATTATCCGAGCTAGTGTTTTCATCTTCTTTTTGTATTGCTAAAATTTCATCGGTGTTAACTTCTATATTAGTCCCCCATTGGTAATTGAACGCTTGTAGTAACTTATTCATTAAAGGTATGCAAACGTCATTATAATAATCTCTTTGAGCCTCTAGTCTATTGTTATAAGTTTTATTTTGCGGATCATTAAATAAAGCACTATCAACCCCAAAACTAGAGCAAATAATACGCAAAAATGAAACACTAGCGGTATCAAGCATTAAATCTTTAGGGCTTTTTCCTACTTCGGTATATGTTACAGAGGTGGACGTGGTTAAAATCTTACCATAATTATCGCTCCCTCCTATTCTGTTATCCCTAAATTGCTTGTCAATTTCGTTTCTTTCCTTTGGTGTTAATGGTAATTGACTATCATTTGAGGTAATAAAACCGATAGCCCCTTTATTTTTAAATAAGTGCCTTTGTGCATTAATTACCTCGTTACTAGCTAAATAGGTTTTTTGCAATGCTCTTAATGGAGAAGTACCAAACCATTGATCATCTCCAGTTTCAATAATGTTAGCAAATTTAATATGTATTAACTCGTTAGGTAATATCTTAATTTGCCTCCCGTTTCCATTATCATAAATAGCATAGCTAAAATCTCCCTCGCCGTCAAAATAAGGATCTAAGTATTGAGTATTTAATATCTTTACTTCGTCGGGTACTGACTTCATAAAATTGCCCTCAGTATATCCGAAAGCGTTACCCGTTGCAAGTAAGGAAGTTATCAAAGCCTCAAAAAAATCATTTTGAAACATTGAGCTATTAGGTTTTTCTAGTAAGCTCTCAACATCAGGACTATTATAATTTAAAGGTAAACGCCCTATTGTCTTAGCAATTTTATTAATTACCTGATTAACATAAGGGTTAACAGCGTACCCCTCGTTAATATAGTTAGTTATGTTTTGCTCTTCGTCAAAAGACTGATTAAATAAATCTCTTATTTGCTTTTGTGAGTAAAAACCTACTGACTTTGTTTTTAAACCTAGAAAACTCTTTAAATTATCAAACATATTTTTTATCTATAATGGGCTAAACTATATCTCAATGCGTCTATTAAATGGTTATTTTTGTCTTGAGGTATCAATTTACCCGCTTTTTCAATATAACTATAATTTTGAAACTCATTATGTAAATTTACACTTTTTTTATTTAAGTGTATTTTAAAAGACTTAATTCTCTTAATACCCTCTATAATTGTCCCCGCTCCTTTTTTTGCTGGTACGCTCATTACATCATAATTAAGCCTTAAATCTGCGATACTTTTAGGCTCGGCACTATCGCAAAAGACTAACTCGTCTTGTACTATTGGTTTTATTACCTCTGCAATTTCTTTATTTAACAGCCCCCTTTCGTATAATATCTCTGTAATATAAATATTATTCCCGTCTATAATAGTTTCTACCGCCCCGTTAGGATCATTGGCATACCCAAAGTCTAAGCCGTAAAATTTATAATCGTACTCAGTTGGTGCAATGTCAAAGTATTCATAGTTTTTAAATATCTTATTTTCAGCGTCAGCCCTTTCTCCTTGCCCGTAAACTTTCCACATAAACTCGTCAGCCGTTCCTAAAAGTTTATTCCTTTCCGTTGGCTCATATCCTAGTATTTTACGCTTTACCTCAGTAGGGACAAAAGGGTTATCTAATACAGTTGACTTAAATAAAATAACGTCCTCTCTTTTGTCAGCTACATCATAAGCCCAGTGTATTGTACTACTAGGGTTATAATCTAATATCCAAAAGTCGGTAGTTCTTTGCTCTAATTGGTCAAAAGTAAATTGATCTATTGGCATTATCTCATTAAGCCAAAAGATATTTTGTTTAAGTCCATGCGTTTTATTAGGGTTGTCATTTACTCCGATATATCTAATTAAATTACCATTAAATTTGATATGTTTTTCTGACTTATTCCATGTATAGTCATCTCTTGAGCTTATCCCTAGCGTATGGAATATTTCAAACATATCGGGTAAAATAGTGTCTTTAATATCGGTTAGGGTTTCCCTCCCTATTGTTATTGTAATGCCTGTATTTTGT